AACGCGGGCGAGGACGACCTCTGGCGGTTTTACAATGTCACCCGCGGGCGCGACTTCATCCACTTGATGCTGCTGCGCACCCTGCGGTTCTATCTTGGGCGGTTCAACATCACGGGCCAGACCATTCAGGCGATCCTGAACACGATGGAAACCGGCCTGCGCAATCTAAAGGCCGATGGCGACATCCTGGGCTTCGAGATGAAGTTCACCCGCGATCAGAACACGCCCGAGGAACTGCGCCAGGGCCGCTTCACGGTCAGCTTTGCCGCTGAGGAGGCGCCGGTGCTGCGCTATCTCGGCATCCAGTCCGCGCGCTACCGCCCGGCGTTGGATGCGCTGCTCGATGATCTGCTGGCGCAGGTCGGCACCATCACCGGCTGACCGGCCATAAACTTGTCCGACATTCAGGAGACGCTCCCATGAGCAATATTTACGTGATGGAGGCCGCAAACCTGTTTTGCGGCGATGAGAACCCCACGGCATCCAAGCACCTGACGCTGACCGAGTTGCAGCTGCCCAACCTGCAGGAAATCACCCAGGACCATCACCCGGGAGGCTCGCGTGTGCAGATCGAGGTCGCGCTTGGTATCCAGAAGCTGGAGGCCAGCTTCAAGCTGGCGGGCTGGGACCCGGATCTGCTGACGCAGTTTGGCCTTGGGGCCACCGCACGCAAGAAGTTCACCGCCTATGGCTCAGTGCGCGACAAGCGCAATGGCGTGGCCATCGAGGCCAAGGCGGTGCTGGAGGGGCGTTTGGGCACGGCCAATCCGGAGGCGTTCCAGCGCGGCGAGTTGCAGGGCTTTGATTACGCCATCAACGAAATCCTGCATTACGAGCTCTATTTCGAGGGCGCTGAGAAATATTACTGGGACTTTTTCACCACCGACTGGCGCGTCAACGGCACGTCCCAAAATGCAGACGAGCGATCCATTCTGCGCCTTCCCAACGGCTTTTGAGGTGACCCATGTCTGATAGAGCAAAACAAAAGACCGTTTCCCTGTCGGCGCCGGTGACCTTCGAGGGCCGCGAAATCACCGAGATCCGCATTGCCAAGCCCAAGGTGAAGGACCTCAAGCGGATGAACGCGGCGCTGGACGGCATCACCGACCGCCTGGATCAGGGCATTGTCATGGCCTCGGCGCTGACGGGCTATCCGGTTGAGATGATCGAGGACTTGGACACCGACGACTTCACCGCGCTGTCGGAGGTGATTGCGGATTTTTTCCCCAAGGGCACGGCTTCGCCTCCTGGCGATCGGTCGTTGCCGAAACCGCCCACTGGCTGAACACGCCGCTCACGGCCTTTGAGGAGATGGATTGGTCCGAGGTGGTGCTTTGGCACGCCGAGGCCCGGCGTCTCGCGCGGGCGGCGAAGATGAGGTGACGCGACGCCGTGGAGGCTGTCCCGCGCGTGCTGCGAAGATGAGGTGACCAGATGACACAGCTCACATCCCAACTGGTCATCGAACTGCTGGACCGGGTGACCAGCCCGGCGCGTCGGGCGGCGAATGCGCTGGCGGGCATCTCGAACACGATCCGTGAGACCAATGGCCAGCCCATCACCTTCGGGGACCGCCTGAACGCGGCCATCACCCGCAACAACCGCGCCTTGGCTGACGCGCGCGGCGGGCTGGTGGATGCGGTGGCCAGCTTTTATGCCCTGCGCGGCGCGATCGGCGCGCCGATCCAGGCGGCTTCGGATTTTGAAAGCGCCATGGCCGATGTGGCCAAGGTGGTGGACTTTCCAAGCCCTGCAGCCTTTGCGCAGTTCCAGCAGGACCTGTTCGCGCTGTCGCGCGACATTCCCATCGCGGTGACAGGTCTGGCGGATATTGCCGCTGCGGCCGGTCAGGCTGGGATTTCGGGTGAGGACCTGATCCGCTTCACCGATGCCGCCGCCCGGATTGGGGTGGCGTTTGATATCAGCGCGGAGCAGGCGGGTGGCTCGATGGCCAACCTGATGACGGCGCTCGGGCTGACCATTGATGAGACGGTGTCGCTGGCTGATGCGATGAACCATCTGTCCAACAGCCAGGCCTCGAGTGCGGCGGATATTCTGGACGTGGTCCAGCGTGTGGGCGCGCAGGCGACCATGTTTGGCTTTACCGCAGAGCAAACATCCGCCTTCGCCTCCGCGATGCTGGCAGCAGGCTCGACCAGCGAGGTCGCTGCGACGTCATTTCGAAACATGGGGGCAGCGCTCACAAAAGGCGAAGCCGCCACGGCAGGCCAGAGCCGGGCCTTCGCAGCCCTCGGGCTCGACGCAGAAGAAACCGCCCGCTCCATGCAGGAAAACGCGGTGGAGACCACGATCGACGTGCTTCGGCGCATCGGCCAGTTGCCTGCCGAGCAACGCGCGGCGATCTCGTCGCAGCTCTTCGGCAATGAGGCCCGCGCGCTTGGACCGCTGCTGACCAACCTTGGCCTTGTCGAGGACACGCTCGGCATGGTGGGGGATCGCGCGACCTATGCGGGGTCTGCCTTTGCTGAATTTGCTGCCCGCAACAACACGTTCCAGGCCAATATGCAGCGGTTCCAGAACGTTCTGACCGAGTTGCAGATCAATATCGGCAATGCGCTGATGCCCGCGATCACGCAGCTTGCCGAAGCCGTCACGCCGCTGATCACCCGTCTCGCCGATCTGGCGAATGCCTATCCGGAGGTGACGCTGGCAGTGGTCGGTGCGACTGCAGCGGTGATCGCCTTCAAAGGCGCCATGGCGGCGCTGCGCTTTGCCGGGCTTCTGGGACGCGGGGGTGTCTTGTCGCTGATTGCGGCGGGCTACAACAGCATCGGCCGGGCGGCCATCGGGGCGCGCACGGCGGCAAGTTCGATGATCGGATTGCAATCTGCGCTGGCGGCCATGTCTGGCCAGCCCCTCGGCACCATCGGACGCCTGGTGGCCGGTCTGAAAGGCATTGTGCTGGCGGTTCCGGGGGTGGCGGCCTTATCATCGGGCATTGCGGCGATCGGTGCGGCGGTTGCCACGATTTCTGCTCCGGTCTGGGGCACGTTCGCGGTGATTGCCGCAGCTGTGGCCGCAGCTGGCATTGCCATCTGGCGCTATTGGGATCGGATCAGCGCGATCTTCACCGGCGTGGGACAGGCGATCAGCGCGGCGCTACAGCCCGGGCTGGATTGGATGGGCGAAAAGCTGTCGTTTCTGACGCCGCTGGTCGATGGGTTCGGTGCAGCCTGGGATTGGGTGCGTGAAAAGCTGTCGGGTCTTGGCGAGTTGCTCTCGGGTCTGTTCACCCGCGAGACCCTGTCCGAGGAAGACATCGCCCGGATCACCGAACGCGCGCGGGAGGTGACCGAAAACATCATCGGCTGGTTTGCTGGCTTGCCTGCCCGGATCAATGAGGCGGCCAGCGCATTGGTCGAGGCTGGTCGCGGTCTGATTCAGTCCATCTGGGACGGGGCCCGTGAGCGGTTTGGGGACTTCATCGACTGGGTCGCGGGCATTCCGGGCCGTATCATCGACGCGATTGGCAGCATTGATCTGTCCAGCCTGATCAGCTTTGGCGAGCCGCCGCGTTGGCTGCGCTGGATGATGGGAGAAGAGGAGGTCACACCGCCAGAGATCCTTACGCCACCGGGTCAGGCGGAATTTGACATTCTGCCGGTGGACCAGCGCTCCGCGGCTGAGACGCTGGCGGCGGCGCGCGCGGCTGGTGATCTGCCAACGCCGGCGTATCTGCAGGACCTGTCAGATTATGCTGGCCACCTGCGCAGTGAAATGGCCGGGGTTCAGGCGCAGATCGACCAGATTGATCAAAACGGGCCGATGGGCGACAGCCTGGCCGCTCCCTTGCTGGCCAACCTTGGACGGTTGCAGGAAGAACTGGTTGGGGTCGAAGGCGAGTTACAGGCCGGACGAGAAAGGGCAGATGACGTCACCGAAGCACTACGCATGCTTGGGGAAACGGAGACCACGCCAGAGATTGACACTGCCTCCATCGACCGAGCACTCACCCGCGTACGCGCGCTCCGCGCTGAAATGGCTGCCGCGGAAGGCAGTGCGGTTGCACGCGTGCCATCGGTGCCGGAGATTGACGGTGCCCGTGCCGGTGGTGGCCCGGTCAGCCGGGACGGCACCTATCTGGTGGGTGAGGAGGGGCCAGAGCTGGTCACGCCATCGCGGTCGGGCTTTGTCAACACCTTTGGCGCAATCCAAGATGTGGTTGCAGCAATCCAGCGACTGCCGTCAGCGGTTGCGGCTGTCCAGTCAATCGGGCCGCAGCTGGTCACACCAACGCCTGTTGCGTCGGAGGCAGATGCAATCGAGGGGCCAGAGTTGCGGGTCGGCACAACGGATGCGGTCGATGCACCGGCGGCAGCGCAAAGGGCGCCGCGCGCGGCGTTTCCAAAGATCGACGTGCAAATCAGCATCGCTCCAACCATCCATACCACGGAGCGTGTCGATCCCGCGCAGCTCTCCCGTGACA